AACGCAGAATGTGGCATGTACGACCCACTAACAGACAAAGCTTTGTGCTTTGACCTGATGGTTAAGCATAAGATTGAAATTGAATGGTGTGGTAATGAGTGCTCCACATATAAAGACGAGTTACAGGGCGAGATACACGACATAAGCCCACAAAAAGCCATATGCTTAGCAATAATTGAAGCTAAAGGGGGGTCTTGATGTGTATGTGTTTGATGTGGAGGCTGATGGTTTACATCCCTCAAAGATACACTGCCTCTCAGTACAGGAAGTAGGCGGCAAGGCTAAGTCTACAACATCTTACGCTAACATGAGGAAGTTCTTCTCTAAAGCTAAGGTGTTAATAGGACATAACATAACCTTATGGGATGTACCTAATACTGAAAGGCTTCTTGGTATTAAGATAGAGGCTAAATTAGTTGATACGCTAGCCCTCTCTTGGTACTTACAGCCAGAGAGAGTTAAACACGGATTGGAGTGGTATGGAGAGGACTTCGGTATCCCTAAGCCACCTGTCTATGATTGGCATAATGAGGACATTAGTGTATACCTAGAGCGTTGTGAGGAAGATGTAAAGATAAATACAGCACTATGGACACAGCAGTGGAAACAACTACTGAAGTTGTATGGTAGTGAAGAAGCCGCTTGGAAATTCATAGACTATTTGTCCTTTAAGATGGATTGTGCTAGAGAGCAAGAAAGGCGTAAATGGAAGCTTGATGCAGGTAGGTGCGCTAGTGTACTGGAGACATTGACTAACACCAAAGAAAGCAAGGTTGCTGAGCTTAGTAGTGTAATGCCTAAGGTGGCAAGTAAAGCTAAAAAATCACGCCCTAAGAAGCCTTTTAAACAGGACGGCTCTTATTCAATAGTAGGTGCTAAATGGCTTGAATTATTACGAGAAAATAATTTGGACGAAGATTTTGATGGAGTTGTTGAAGTGACTACTGGTTGGAAAGAACCTAACCCAGGAAGTACACCTCAGATAAAAGCTTGGCTAGACAGCTTTGGTTGGATTCCTGAAACGTTTGAATATAAACGTAACAAGGAAACTGGAGATGTACGTAAAATACCTCAAATTAATCTTAAGTTTGGGGCTGGCATATGTCCAAGCATTAAGAAACTATTTGATGTAGAGCCGAAGCTACAGGTATTGGAAGGGTTGTCAATCCTTACTCACAGAATTAGTATTCTTAAGGGCTTCTTAGATAATGCAGATGGTGATGGCTATGTACAAGCACAGATTCAAGGGCTTACAAACACGCTACGGTTCAAACACAGGGTATGTGTCAACTTACCTGGGGTTGATAAGCCTTACGGAGAAGATATACGTGGTTGTCTTATTGCTCCTGATGGATATGAATTATTGGGGTCTGATATGAGCAGTTTAGAAGACCGCACAAAGCAACATTATATGTGGTCACATGACCCAGAATATGTAAAGGAGATGATGACAGATGATTTCGACCCTCACTTGGATTTGTGTATTAGTGGTGGTTTGCTACGTCCTAGTGATGTTAGTGACCATAAGGCAGGAGTTAAAGACCACTCGAAGGAGAGGAAGCTCGGTAAGGCCGCCAACTACGCTTGTGTATATGGTGCTGGGGGCTCTACCGTGGCTCGCTCTGCTGGTATTAGTGAGCGAGAGGGTATTAAGCTTGTAGAAGCATATTGGAAACGTAATTGGTCTGTAGAGGCTATTGCAGAGGGGTGTGAGACTAAGGTTTGTAATGGACGTAAGTGGTTGTATAATCCAGTGAGTAAATTCTGGTATAGCCTACGCCACAAAAAAGATAGGTTTAGTACATTGAACCAAGGCACTGGAGTTTATTGCTTTGACACTTGGGTTAAGCATGTACGTAGTAAGAAGCTTCCTATAATAGGACAGTTCCACGATGAAATTATTGGTTGTATTAAGGTTGGCTTGAGAGGACGTGCAGAGTCTGTTTGTAAGTGGGCTATTGCAAAAACTAACGAGGAGTTGAAGTTGAATAGGAAATTGGATTGTAGTATTGATTTTGGAGATAGTTATGCGTGTATTCACTAGATATATTAAAGATTTTAGTTGGCTAATATTAGCGTTATTTATATTTACAGCTTTTGTTAGGTTGATACATTCTGGGGGTTACTGATGAAACTTAGTGAGCAGATTGGTCAGACGTGTTGTGGTGTGCTGGCAGACAAGCAAGCCTTAATTGACAAGGCAAAAGCTTTAGAAGATATTATAGCTGATTTAGAAGAGGTGATTAAATTTGTAAAAAATCAGCTATTGGAGCTTGACAATGAAATTAAATAAGAGTAAAATCTACAAATGGTTGCAAGACCATGAAACTGAGGTAAGTGTGTTGTTGTGCGCTCTTATCACCGTACAAATATACACAGCAATTATTTTATTTAACTAGGAGAATATCGAATGGGTTTAAATGCACGTAAAGCACCAATGGCTGCAGGTAACAAAGGCGGCAACATAGTTCAACAAGACGTACTAGAGGCAGGTACTTATCCAGCTCGTGTAGTGTCTATCATTGACTTAGGTTTACAACCTCAACGTCCTTATCAAGGACAAGAGAAGCCACCTAAGCAAGAGATTAAGATTACATATGAGCTTTTAGATGAGTTCTGCTTGGATGACAAAGGGGAAGAGCTAGAAGACAAACCACGCTGGGTTAGTGAAGATATTCCATTCAATAACTTGGAGGTTGACTTAGCTAAATCAACTAAGCGTTATAAGGCTCTAGACCCTGAGATGGAACTAGAGGGAGACTTCACTCAACTATTGGGCTTACCTTGCCTAGTCACTCTTAATGCGACAGAAGGACGTGGTAAGAATGCAGGTCGTCAGTTCAATAACGTAACAACCATCTCTCAAATGAGAGCTAAGGATGCACGTAAGGCAGCTGAGTTAGTGAATCCACCTAAGTTCTTCTCTTGTGATGAACCTGACTTGGAGATATTCTTATCTCTTCCTGAATTCCAACAAAATAAAATCAAGGATAATTTAGAATACAATGGCAGTATTTTACAAACACTCATTGAGGGTGGTAAGCAGAAAAAGTCTGAGCCGAAGCAGGACGTTCCAGTTAATGAGAGCGAGACAGCAGAAGAAGATGATGAAGGAGAATGGTAATGATTGAAGTTGGACAATTTTGCTACATTAAGTGTAGCCGATACGTAGACTACGGGATTAAGAAAGGTGATTTAATCTACGTAGCTGGGGATACAATGGTTGCTATAGATGAAGGAGACCCTTACTTACACCGTAAGATATTCCTAGCAGCACGTACTGATGATGGGCATGTAGATGCTAAAGCTAAAGCCCTCACTGTGGATGGTGTCAACTTAAAGCCTGTTAGTAAATCACAACAGAAGAAGTTGTACACCCAACTAGAAGAGGACTTCAAGAAAGCCGAGGAGAGTTAATATGAGAGCCCTCATAGACACTGATATTTTATATTATGAAATAGCATCTCTTGGGCAGTATGTTGACGAGGAGACTGGTGAAGTGGTGATGAAGTCATTTGATACAGTCTCCAAAGCCTTTGATGATAAGGTGGCTGAGATTGAAGCTGAGGTGTGGGCTACACAGCCCAGCCTTTTCTTTATGACCGACAACAAACAACTGTACAAAAAGAGAGAAGCCAAGAAAGCTAGAGCTCGTAAGAGACAAGAGAAACGTCTTGAGTCTAACCCACTAGATGGGGTCGCTGCTGACCTAGTGGAGCTTTATCAACCTAGTGAATACACCCCTAACTTTAGGGAGAAGGTAGCTAAGAAGAAAGCCTACAAAGGTAGTCGTAAGAATGAGCGACCTAAGCATTACGAGAACTTAGTTGAATACGTAAGCGCTACTAGGGATGTGGTTGTAGCTGAAGGTTGTGAAGCTGATGACTTATTAGCTATACACCAATACGCAGCAGAGCCCCTCACTACAATCATTTGTTCAAGGGATAAGGACTTGAAGATTGTACCAGGGATGCACTTCGGTTGGATGTGTGGGTATCAGAAACAGTTTGGCCCAGCTCAGGTTACTGTTGAAGGGGGTTTAACTCTAAGCGCTAGTGGTAAGAAGTTAGAAGGTACAGGTCTTAAGTTCTTCTACTCACAAGTTCTCACTGGAGATAAGACCGATGACTATCCTGGTCTGCCTCGCTGTGGGCCTGTTAAAGCCTTTGGATTGTTAGATGAATGCAATGGTGAGGCTGAGATGTTTAATGCCGTGTATGAGGCTTACAGGAGCTTCTATGGGGATGAGACAGCTCACGATGAGATGAAAGAACAAGCCAACCTAGCTTGGATGGTTTGTGAGAGAGATGATGAAGGGGAGTTGGTGCATTATGTTATGTACAATGAAAGAGATGAAGGGAGTGGTTAATGGCAGGACGTAAAGGCGGCCCAAAGACCCGATGCTCAGGCGCTTGGACAGAGGCTAAATACAAGTCATTCATTAAAGGAAATCTTAGACGTGCAACACAAAAGTGGGCTCCAATACAGGAGTGTAAGAAGAACGCTCGTACTCGTAGAGGTTTCTATCTGTGTGCTGGTTGTAAGGAAGAAGTTCCAGCCAGTGTTAAAGAGGAGGGCTCTCGTAGGCGTACCAATAACGTTCATGTAGACCATATAGCCCCTATCATTGACCCAGCAGTAGGTTGGACTACATGGGATGATTGTATAGAGCGTATGTTCTGTGAGCTCGATAACTTGCAAGTGTTATGTACATCATGTCATAAGACTGTTACAGATGAAGAAAAAGAAATAGCTAAAGCTCGAAGAGCTAAGGAAAAACTAAATGCAGAAGATTAATAATTATAAAGGGTATAGTTTGTTTAATGAAGTGACTGATGCAGCTGTACGTACATGGAATCGCTGTACCATCCTTCGTAACATCAAAGATGACCACAATGAAAACTTTGCTAGAGGGTATGCTGAACATATGGATGAGCTAGGGCGTATGCAAATGACTGCTATGTACCAGTATATGGCTACTAAGGGTGTTGAGGCTGTAAGACTAGAGATTTATCAAGGGAGACATTAATGGGACATTACTACGAAGAAAGAGATGCTGATGAAACCCCAGCAACACCTTCACCAAGCCCCTCCCTCACTAAATATCAAAGGCAGGTGAGCTCTACTGTTATTGATGTATACGATGTGCTTCTAGCTTTTAATGTAACTAACCCAGCTACAGCACATGCCATAAAGAAGCTGTTATGTCCAGGTCAGAGAGGCCATAAAGATAAAGCCACTGACTTAATTGAGGCGTTACAATCCTTAGAACGTGCTATTGATTTGGAGAGGTAGATGAAATATGTAATTTGTTACTCTGGGGGTGTTTCCAGTGGGGAATGTGCGTTGTCTGTAGCCAAAAAGTACGGAGCTGAAAATGTCATATTACTGAACCACAACATAACAGGCAAAGTTGAAAGCCAAAGCACCAAACAGTTTAAAACTAATGTTGCTGAATACCTAGGCTTGCCCATCACCTACGCTAATCATTCTGATTGGGAGAATGCAACGCCTATCAGCGTATGTCTGGATGCACAAGCATGGAAAGTTGGGAACGGGCAAATACTTTGCACAAACAGACTAAAAACCGCGCCTTTTGAAGCTTGGATGTTGAAAAATGACCCCGACAAAAAGAATGTATATGTATACGGGTTTGATTTATCTGAACCCTCGCGTATTAGTAGGCGCTCCCAAATTATGGGGCTTAAAGGTTACAAGACTGAATACCCCATGCTGTGGGCTGAAAGTGATATAGTGAGGATTGCTGAGATAGGGCTAGACACACCGACCCGATATGAGGTGTTTAACCACTCTAATTGTGACGGCTGTTTAAAAGCTGGTTGGCAACATTGGTATATAGTTTATTGCACTCGTCCAGATATTTGGCAAGAGGCAAAAGACGCTGAAGATGTTATAGGTTATGCTATCCACAAAGACAAAGACGGCCCTGTTTATCTAGAAGATAAAGAGGAGTTTTTTGCTAATATGAAGTCTGCAGGTATTGAACCAACAGAAAAGATAAAACCCCAAACCTTCTGGGCGCAAGTGCGTAAACGTCTAAAGGAGTTTAACAACGAAATAAAAGAGCTTGAACAGCACGACAAAGGTGTTTGTTTAGAGTGCATGGCATAAGAGATTATAGGAGGTTTAAATGCTTAACGCGGTTAATGCTTTACTAGAATGTTTTGTTACAGGTTTATTCACAGCAGGGCTTCTAGTATTCTGTACTAGGCTTGGTTGGTTTCCTGTCATCATAATGCAAGTTATGACTCCAGAGGAAGCTGAGGAAGCTGCAAGACAACAACAAGAAGAGGAAGATTATGACGACTTTGACTGATAGACATAAGGCATACCACTTAGCACTTAGAGATAAGTCAATGTATCCCACTATAGCTTACGGTGCAGCTGGAACAGGTAAGACGTACAGTGCCTGTGAAGCTGCTGTAGAATGGCTAAAGAGGGATAAGCGTAGCAGGTTGTTAGTTATAAGACCTAACGTATCCTTTGCAGCTAAGAATGGATTCCTTCCTGGGACTGAAAGAGAGAAGATGGAACCTTGGATACGTCCTGTAGCTCAACACCTCGCTAGCTTTGGGCTACATCCAAACGACCAAGATTGTCTTGAGAAGAA